GGGCCGGCGAGTTCTCAACCAAGGGAGAGCACAGTGACCGCTGAAGAATTCAAAATCCTCCAGGACCGCTGGGCCCAGATCCAGGCGCTGAGCCTGCTACAGGGCTCGCACACCAACGAAGACGAGCAGGCCAACCTCGAGATGTGCGTGATGGAAGCGGTCGCCTATGTGGCCGGTGAGCCGTGGTCCGATCATCCCCAGTGCGCCTGCCCAACACTGACTGAATTCGCCATCAGTTGGAACGATGCACTGCCGTCGGATGCCGATCGCGATCGATTGCTGAAACCGCTGATTCCGAAGTTGGTCGGTACGCGCGGCTCGGCAAAGCTCGCCGAACGCCGCTCCTACATGGCACTCGATTGGCTCATTCGCGTACATACGCCGAAGTGGCTGGAGTTGGTTCCGGCCCTTCAGGAGCACGTCAAGGCGCTGAGGACGCTGCCCGAGATTGTGGACATGGCGGGTGCCATGGCCGCAGGTAGGCGTGTCAGGTTGGCACAGACTGACGCGATCGCTGCGTGGGATGCTGCGGGGGATGCTGCGTGGGATGCTGCGGGGAATGCTGCGTGGGATGCTGCGAGGGCTGCTGCGAGGGCTGCTGCGTGGGATGCTGCGTGGGATGCTGCGGGGGCTGCTGCGTGGGATGCTGCGAGGGCTGCTGCGGGGGCTGCTGCGAGGGACGCTCTTAAACCAACCATCGAATATTTACAGCAGAGCGCTCTTGACCTTTTCAACAGAATGCTGGAGGCCGCGTGATGATCAAGCCCGGTAGTCGTCAGGCAGTTGCCAAACTCGTCTTCGCGTACATCGCCGAGATGGCCGTTGTCAAACCGATCCCCCCGATGGTCTCGCCGCATACGCCCGGTGGCATGTTGCGCAAACAGGCGGAGTAGTCATGAACACCGAAGTCACCATCATCGAGCCGGAGCAGCTCGAATATCAGCCCGCCAAGACGCTGTTGCGGTTGGTGGAGAAGTCCCAGCAGACAGTCAAGAACGCCAAGATCTTCAAACAGACGATCGTGGCCTTTCCTGCGCTATTTCGCGAGTTTGAAGAGAGCGACATCGACGTGCAATTCGGTCTGGAAAACGACTGGATTGCAATCCGATTCACGGGTGATGGCGACAAGCTCAAGGATGTTTGGGGACTCCTTCGGCGCAACGGATTCAACACCAACAATCGCCCGAAGAAAGGCGATACGGAATTTTACTCCTTCTGGACTCATGACGGCCATGCGCAGTTGTTCATGTGCTTCACCAGCTCCCTATGCAAGCGCGTGAAGGTCGGCACGAAGATGGTCGAGCAAGACATCTTCGAAACTCAGTGCGGCGACCTGCCTGAGATCGAAGCTGACAGCACTGAAATAACAGTTGCGGAGGTGGCCGATGACATCCCGTTCTGAACCTGTCTACTACGACACGCCCGCATTGGCACCCAAGCCCAGCCAGCTGATCTGGGACGCGCTCGCAGATGCCGAACGCGAGGTGCTGAAGTTGCGCAAGTTGTTGGTCGTGAAGCTGTGCGACTGCCGGCGGATGGCCACAACGCTGCCGCTGGAGCCAGTGATGCACGCGCCCCAATGTACGTACAGGAGGTCACTGTCATGAGCCAAGAGCTATTCAACGAGGGCGACCCCGTCGAGATAGTCGAAAACTGGATTGCTGAGCATGGCGGATGCGAGCGCTGCGCGGAATTCGATGAAGTGCATGACGCGCACTGCCCGAATCATCCCGACCACGATCCAACACCCTATTGCAGTGCTGGGCACAAAAGCGCCAAAGATTGCGACTGTGGTCCGATTGCATCAAATGAATAATCTCCCCTGCGATTGCGAGGCGGGATCTTTTCAAGGCAGTCCGTGCCTGTGCTGCGGTGGCAAACCATTGGAGGCTAACATGAGTGACGACATCCAAGATGACATCGATTCCGCTGCTGAATGGACACAGCAGGAGTTGGAGCAGCAACAACGCTATCGCGATGAGTTGATTCGCCTGTGCAAGCGTGAGCCGATGGACCCGGCACTGTTCACAACGCCACTGCCGCCCGTTCGTCGCTGGCCTGATCAGGCGCAGTTCGATGCAGAAATGGCGCAGTGGAAAGTGCTCAATTATGCGCTCGACAAGCTGTTTCCAAAATGAGCAAGGGCCGACGCAATCACTATCGTCATGAGCCATTGGTCAACTTCGATGCGCCCTTGCCGCCGCAGCCCGCTGCACCGGCGAGGTCTGAGCCGCGAGTAGCGCCGCATGCCGCCGGCTGTTGGTGTACGGCTTGCTTCAACGCAGGACTGAGATTTGGTGAGTACCTAAAACAGAAACGATTGAACGAACTTTAGGAGAACAGACGTGCCGAAGGTAAGTGAAATGATCGTCAGCAAGTTCCTCAAAAAGGAGGACTTTGACGAAGATCGTGTCATGACGATCAAGGGGGTGAAACTCGAAGATATGCCCGGTGACAGCGGACAACAGAAATGGGTTCTGTACTTCCGAGAAGAACCGAAGGGTTTGGCGATGAGCGTTACGACGATTCGGGTGTTGGAGCAGGCCTACGGCTCTGATTCCGATCACTGGATTGGCAATCGGGTTATGGTCTATGTAGATCCAAATGTGACGTTTGGCGGCAAGGTGGTGGGCGGACTTCGGCTGCGCACACCGAAGGTCAAGAAAGTAGCAGCACCGCCGCCGCCGGATGAGTTTGGAACGACGGGTACCACAGGCGCCGATGACTTCGATGACGATATTCCCTTCTGATGATTATATCCGACAAAGAAGTTGAGCGAGCCATCCGCTACCTTGAGCAGACAGATCTTGAGGTAGCGGATTGGAAGGTCGCTGTCATGCGAGCAGAGCATATGGTTGATGTAACGGAATCCACTGTTTATCAAGTTTCTTCTGGATCAATCGAAGATCGGAAGCGGCTTGCTAAAGCGAGTCCTGAAGTGATGGTCAAACAGGAAGAGCTGTTTCGGGCCGTCCGTGAGCACGAGATCATTCGCGCCAAACGCAAACGCGCAGAGTTGATGGTTGAGTTATGGAGAACGCTGTCGGCCAATCGCCGTGTTGGTAACGTGACATGAACAAAGCCGAGAAAGAACGCATTGACCGCATGATGAAACTCGGATGCGCGGCCTGCGCCAGCATCGGGATCGTTCACATTGCCCAGGAGTGTCATCACATCCTGAGCGGCAATATTCGCATGGGCCATTGGTACACGCTTCCGTTGTGCCGCGGACATCACCAGGGCGACTGGAACGCAGAACAGCGCGAAATCCTCACACCAAAGCAGCTCGTGGCGATCTCAGACGGGCGCAAAGCCTTTACCCGCGTCTACCCCACTGAGCGGGAGTTGTGGGCGGCGGTGCAGTTCGTGATGCGGCTGGACGATACCTGGTCGCCGACCAAACTCGTTCCCAGGAGCGTCGCATGAGTACCCGTGTGCCCCGCCGCGAAGAAGGCGATTTGAAGCCGTGGGAGAAATTCGAGATCCGCAAATTCCGCGAGTCTGGCGCCACGATCCGCGAGCTCGCCGGCATGAACCGCATTTCGATGGCCACTGTCTACCGCGCTTTGGCTGAAATGCGCGAGAAATTCGGCCCAGAAACGCTGCCGCGCAACCGCAGGCAACTTGCCCGCCCCATGCTCCGATCCAACTTGCGAGGTCAAGAGACGCAAGTTGATATTGGGGAAAAACAGGGGTAAATTGCGATGTCGCATGTTTATAAGTCATTGAATGGACCATATATACACTATGTGCACCTCGCAAGGGTGCTAGCGTGTGGGGATGGCCGACCCCTCAAGTCCGTTTTATGGCTTGTCCGCCAAGGACATAGCGCGCATCTGCAAGGTGGATCTTGCGACCGCACGCCGCTGGCGACGGGGGGCAACCTGCCCGCCCGAATCGGCCCTGATGCTCCTGTCCGGAGACCTCGGCTATCTGGACCCTGCCTGGCGCGGCTGGAAGGTCCGTGGGGGGCAATTGGTCTCCCCCGAGAACTGGATAGCCACCCCCGGGGATGTGCTCTCGATCCAGCTCACGCAGGCCCAGCTCTCCACCTATCGCAGCGAGAACCGGGCATTGAAAGCGGCGCTCGAGGCAGCCGAACTCGACACCTTCGAGTCGCAACCCGAGCCGGGAGACTGGACGATCGCGCTCGAGGGCTAGACGTCTCTGTCATTGCGCTCCTACCCCTAAAGACGCTTGAGCGAGGTGTTTTGGCTACACCCGCTGCAACTATTTTTGCGGTGGCGCCATGATCACAGCTGATCAGCTGGTTGCGCATGCAGTGGGAGATTACATCCTGCAGAGCGACTGGATGGCGCAGGAGAAGACCAAGCGCACCATTGCAGCCTTGGCCCATGTCACGACCTATGTCCTGCCCTTCATCGTCCTAGGCGCCTCGCCATGGGCTCTGGCAGCCATTGTCGGCAGTCACTTTGTGATCGACCGCTGGCGGCTTGCGCGCTATCTCGTGTGGGCCAAGAACTGGATGGGCACCAACCGACCCTGGGCTGAATGCGTCGGAACAGGTTACCCGTCTGAGCGACCACCATGGATGGCGGTTTGGTTACTGATCATCGCTGACAACATTTTGCACGTGCTCTGCAATGGGCTGGCGCTGAGGTACTTATGACCCTCAACCAAATCCTGATGGGCCTGGGCGCCCTGGTGTTCGCCGGCCTCGTGATGCTGGTCATTGCCTATCGGAGGCGCAAGTCATGAGCGAAATGCCTCAGGACAATGACTACGACGAACCGGACTTCGATGAGGAGCCGGACGAGTACGAAGAGGCTCTAGGCAATTGCCATGGCTGGTTCGAGGACGAGGGCAAGGGCGTGTTCGTGTGCGGCGCTGTGGGCTCCGAGATGTGCGACGAGTGCCCGTTCTATGGCGATCTGGGCATGACGGCCGCCGAGGTCGAGAACCGCGATAACGAAGAGATATGCGAAGTGCTGCGTCACGAGGAATGGCTGAAATTGAGGAAGTTCGCGCCATGAAACCCAACATCGACGCCCTGGTGCGTCACCAACTGTGGCTGCTCTTTCGCGATCATCCATGGATCGGCATCCAATGTGCGCTGCAGATCTTACCTGGGATGCTCGTGAATCTCGTCTGCCCGAACTGCGCACTGCGAATGGCCTTGCGAACTCTACGCAAGGAAGAGGCGCGCACGAGCAAGCGGTTTACGGTGTTGAAGTGAGTGTTACAGAAACACGGACCAAGAAGCGAGACAAGCAGCGCTTCGTGAAGCTGACTAGCGATGGTACCTCGTGCATCTGCCGCCCTAACGAAGTCGCCGACATGATCGATGACCCCGAAAGCGGATTCACCCAGGAAGATATATGGATGACTGAAGCTGAGTACGAGGATCTGCCGGAGTTCCAAGGATGGTAGATGAAGTGAGCCGGACGCGGATATTCATAGCACTGCTGATGGTCACCACCCTGACGGTGTTGGCACTCGCCGTGATCGGCGCGCGGAAGTTGGAGGAGCTACGCGATGAGTGAGTCAACAGTATTTCGGTCTGCAAAAACAAAGTCGCTGGCGAAAGCCGTCAAGGTCGCGAGAAAAAAGATTCGCTGCCTCAGCACGGCGGCCCTCAACAGCAACCTGGAGCACTTCTGCGGGGATTTCGCCGAGGCGTACCGCTGCGGTGTCGAGGAAGCCCAAGGCGAGATCGTCAAACGACTGCAGGAGTTACAGCTCAATGGCAAGTGAGACGAGTTCCGAAGATGAGCGGTCAGTGATCGCTGAATCGCTGCTGACCTGTGAGGATGCCGCAATTTACATTGCAGTCATGCTGCGGGCCCAAATCAGCTCGCGGATCGGCATCGAACAGGACCAACGAGATTCGCTTCTCATGCGGTTTGCCCAGTGCAACCCGAATGTGTGCTGTAGTAATTACCTTGGCGAGCCCATCTTCTACGGCGGGAGGGCGCAGCGATGAGTGAGCTACGATGAAACGAGTCCCGCGCATCTACACCGTGCAGGGCATCACTGCCAATTTGAGGGCACACTCTCAGCGCTTTGGCGTTCTGTATCAATTGGCTCATGCGCGGATGTTCAAACTCAAACCCGGCTGGACCGTCGAGCAGGCGCTAGGGCTCGCCCCGCGACCGGCACCGAAATCAACCGGCATTCGCTATCGACCGCCTCTGATCAATGGACCGCGCCTGGCACCTCCCGGTGAGAACTTTCTGCACGCGCATCTGCGGCTCATCGATGCCGAAGAATACCTGCGCCGGGAGGGCGTCCCAACAAATGAGCACCCGTTGCGGGTGGTGAGCGATGAGTAGCGTACGTATGGCCGATGAGCTGTCGAAACGTTCCCGACTAGCGGCCCGTATTCGAGGCTTGCGTGACGATCTGCGCATGGTTCGAAGCACTGCCAGAACCGCCCTGAAGTTGATTCGTGAACGTGGCCTAGGTCCCAAAAGGCGAGCAAAGCAATGAATCTCCCTTCAGTCGTAGAGCCGCTGCGTCCGCTCAACCAGAGTCGCACGCAATGGTTCCGGGATTTTGAGATCGCGGCTGGCTTGATCAAGGCCGGCTATCCCATCGAACGCTGGCTGCACTACGCCACGGACATCCAAGTCCTGAGCGCGGTTGAGGTGGCCACCGACAAGGACGGTTCCTCGAACGGCCCGGAGTATCACCTGAGCGCCAGTCGCGCGGTCTATGTGCCCAAGTTCCACGCGGTGCGTATCGACACCAACGCTGCGAAGTGGGTTCTGGCTGAGTTTGGGCTCGATGGCGCCGAGGAAGACAACCACGTGCCCGGTGGAGTGGTTCGTAACTTCTGGCGCCCTGTGGCCTCCGGACTTGTCGGCAAGGAGTGCCGCTGCAAGGCCGAGGAAGTCGTCATCAAAGAGAACAAGGGGGATTTCATATGGCGTCCGTAGATCTGGAGCTATTCATCGAGAAGCTCGAGGAGAGCCTCGAGAATCGCTACAACGAATGCAATGACGCTTCGGCCACGCCGAGCAGCATTCTGCTAGCCGTGAACGGGGAAGGAAATCAGACATGAAACGCAAAATCAAGGTCAGCAAGGGCAAGATTCCCATCCCGAAAGAGTGTCCGAAATGCGCTAGCAAGGATTTGTGCATCGACAACTGCGAGGGGATGGAATGCATGGATTGCGGTTGCTGGTTTGACACCGAGCCGGACGGCACAGTCATCTGGGCACGATTAGTCCGTCCGATTGAACTAGACCTGCTCTGAGCGAGCCCGTATGACTAAACACTGGCCTGAATGTGTCCCACCAGATGAGGTTGGCGCCCGCGGTAGCTGCATCTGTGACGGCAAGGGAATGGCAACGCAGACCGTCACGGGCAACTACTCCAGCGTCTGCTTTTCGTGCGATCGTCGCATGGACAATGCAGATAAACGCTGCCATCTATGCACCGATTGCAGCACGTCGGGCAAGGAAGGTGGTCAGTGAACGTTCGAATCATCCGGGTTCAAGACGCTGAGGGCCGAGGCCCCTACAAGCCCGGCATGAGCGCGCGGTGGGTCGATGCCGAGGGACCGCCACCTCCGCCCACATGGATGGAGGAATTCGGCGACGTGCGCCACCTATGCATGCCAGACGAGTGCATGGGCTGCGGGTGTCGGACGCTCGACCAATTGTTCAAGTGGTTCACGCCGACTGAACGTGTTCGATTGCATGCTTTGGGTTATCGCATCGTGACGATGTGGGTAGATAGAATCATTGCGGAATCGCCGAATCAAGTCGTATTCGCTCGCCGCAAACCACTAGCTATGAGCGCCACAGTCCTCGCCGATGCCTATCGAGCACATCCACAGCACAACCAACAACTATCGGAGAAGCCATGAACTTTGATCCAATGCAGGTAAAACTCGCCGTGATCAAAGCTGCCTGTGGCATCACGGCCCTCAGTGAGATCGATTTACTCCACCGACTTGAGGAGCTGTACATCGATGGCATGAAGGCCGGCGTGGACGCCTTACGTGATGCCGCGATCGCCAAGGCGAACGCACCTACATCCGGAGGAAGTCAGTCGTGAAACGAGGTCGCAAGAAGTGCACGATGTATTTGCATCTGCTGAATGACAAGCTCGCTTCCTACGCACATGGTTACCTCACAATGGATGAGCGCGGCACCACAGTTGGTGACATGAAGCTGGAGATGGCCGCCGAGGTTCATAAGGCCGCCAAACGCTGCGGCATCATGGTTGGGTCTGTTAGCACGATGTGGCCGATGTGTGCCATGAGCGCGTTCCTCGAAGCCTGTGACCGGCTGAAGCCAGAAAAGACTCAGTTCGGTACTCCGAGCATTCCGTCCGCACTTGCTTTCCGCCAGGAGCAATATGGCTTGGATTTTGCTTTATCGCGGCCGGCTGGCAACGGTGCGGCCGGACCAAAGGCGGACTTGTGATTCTGGAAAGACTCCATCCAACCGTGGACGTACAACCATGAACATCCTCACTTGGTGCCAACGACTTCTGACGGCTATTCGCAATCGACCGAGACTGCGACCTCGGGCGCAGAGGAGCGATCGTTGAATGTCCTCGATCTCTTCAGCGGCATTGGCGGCTTCTCCCTCGGGCTCGAGCGAGCTGGCATGCGAACCGTTGCCTTCTGTGAGCGAGACGAGTTCTGCCAAGCCGTCCTCGCCAAGCACTGGCCTGGCGTTCCCTGCTTTGAAGACATTCACGCCCTTGATGCAGGCGGACTGGGTGGGCTCGGACCTATCGACCTCATCTGCGGCGGTTATCCCTGTCAGCCCTTCAGCCACGCCGGCCCTCAAAGAGCGCATGAAGATGACCGCTATCTCTGGCCGGAGATGCGCCGAATCATTGCACTCGCGCGACCCGCTTGGGTCATTGGCGAGAACGTTGCTGGCCACATTGCCCTGGGGCTCGACAAAGTGCTCGCTGACTTGGAAGGTCTCGGCTACGCCTGCCGGCCGTTTGTTATTCCGGCTTGTGCCGTCGATGCTCCCCACCGTAGAGACCGAGTCTGGATTATTGGCCACGCCAACAGCAAAGGCGAACCAGTTGGCTCCGTCAATGCAGAAATGGAAGTCCTGCAGGCTGTTGTGGCCAACACCAGCGGCCAGGGACTGGAAAAGCGAGAAACGCCTTCCGGAGGGTCTAGCAAAGCGCATGGCCGACGCACGAGGCTATACGCTGCCCACACAGGTCATGATTATCGATGGCGCGGATGGGGCGCTGAACCCAGCATGGGTAGAGTGGCTCATGGGGTTCCCCGCAGGATGGACAGACTTAGATCACTCGGAAACGCCGTCCTCCCAGAAATCCCAGAGCGCCTTGGATGGGCCATTATGACAGCTGCAAATAGGGCTTGACACCCTATAGGGTCTTATGGCCTAATACTCCCACATTGAAGCGGGAGACGGACATGAACTTGGGAACACTGATGGTCGATGGCAACGAGGTGCAGATTCTGGACAAGCTTTCGAGTGGTCCTGGCTGCCCGGTCCACACGTATCAGCTCAGCAATGGCTGGCTGTACGAGATCGGCAATCAGTGGTACTTCGACCAGAAGCATTGCGCGGCCGGCCGACGGATGGACCGGATGAATGGGGGTTTCGAGACGGATCCCTGCAATCCGTACCGGCTGACCCAGGGATGACGGGGGGCCAGCTTCAGAGGCTGCTAGACCGCGCAGGGCTCTCCCAGCGCGGTGCAGCCAAGGCCCTTGGTATCAACGAGCGGACGATGCGTAAGTACGTGGCAGGCGATGCGGAGATCCCCAAAGTGGTTGAACTCGCGATCGTGTGCCTGACTCAGCACGGAGAACGGAAATGAAGGCTTCAGCAAGGAAGATGTTCGATGCCGGCGGCAACCTGTTCCCGCGTACGTCAGTCTGGCTAAGGCAGGATGATGATCCGCCACCGACTGGCATGTATTGCGAGTGGATGCCCTACCAGAAGGGACAGGCAGCCAAGACGGAGGCGCTGGAGGCCGCTGCAGGAAAGGCCGCGTAGATGAAACACGCTCGCCTCATCTCAGGGGAATACCAAAATTGCTGGGGCGGATTCGACAACATCGCCCATGACGACGGCTCTATTAACTGGGAAGCGGCTTTCCGTGCTGACCCCGGAGTGAAGAAGTGCCCTGGCTGCGGTGAATTCTACTGGGATGAGGCGGACGTGATGGAGTGCACCAACGAGGCGTGCAAACAGCAGTTCGGGAACAAAGCGAAACAGAACAATGGAGAAGTGCGATGAATGACATTCGACCAAGCGCCTTCGTGAACATGGGCCAGCCCATGTGCTTCCGATGGGGAAAGAGCGAGATTGAATGGCTGGCACTCGCCTACGTTCAGGTGCTCGCCAAGGATGGAGACACATGGAAGAAGCTATCGAGAGAACGGGTTTACGAGTTGCTCTCTGATAAGGAAAAAAGATTCGTCCACGACATGCTCACGAGCGATTTTGATGTTTATCAGCACTGGTTCGAGTCTGTCAGCAACCAGATTACCGATGCTGCTGGAGCGTTTGGCGTAGGCGGTTTCTGGAACGAGTATCAATACAAGAGATGCAACGCTCCCAGCGCAAACCCGAGTCAATCAACAGAGGAGAAGTGAAGTGATCAAACCGACGATTGGCCGAGTGGTCTGGTATTACCCGCCCGGAGTGGCAGGCAACGGCGACACGCAGCCCTGCAGCGCGCAGATAGCTTTCATCCACACGGACAACAATGTGAATTTGGGATACTTCGACCCCAATGGTGTGGCGAAGAATGCCACATCTGTCTATCTACATCCCGGCGATGATATTGCCCCTCGCCCGACTTCGAATTTCGCGGAGTGGATGCCATATCAGAAAGGACAGGCTGCCAAGACTGAAGCTCTCGAAGCTGCGGGCGGTAAGGTGGCATAATGAACGTAGGTCGGCCGGAGAGATCGCCCCCGCCCAGCAAGCCAGAACAGCTTTCGGATGCCGTCCTGCGTGACCATCGCCATGAAGCTGTCTCCGCTGGTGGCGCATGCGCCTAACACGGGTACCCCTCTCCGCCCGACCTGCTTACCAACTATGAGCAAATCCATGAAAGAGCAGCAGTACATCGACACCACCAATCTTGCAAAGGTCAGAATTGCGGTCAATGTCGTGCGTGATACGTTGGCGATGAATTCCGATGAGGAGGCCCATCGATCCACGGCTCTGAGAGCACTGCTCAATTGGCAGGAAAGGCTCGAAGCCCTTGTCCGGGCACAGTGATAACTCAGGAGCAGAACATGTTTAGCGATATGAAGATGGGGCTTCCACAACCGACCGAACCGGTTACGTCGCTCAACGAGATGCGTATTGCCATCGAGCAAGGTGCGCGCGATAGCAGCCTGATCCATCAGGCCATGGAGTCCGCGCGCTATCAAGGGCTGAGCGGCGAGGACAAATACGTCCTACTGGCGTACCACGCTCTGTTGGTGCTGGAAGACTTCCACAAGCGAACTCTGCGCTTTATGGAACTGTCGCCGTCAGTGCCTATGATCCTGAAGACCGATGGAACGGTGCAGGAATGACAAATCCGGACGATCGTTTGGCCCGTATCCGCGCCGGTACTGCGATAGGCCCTGCGGATGCGGAGTGGCTGCTGGGCGAAGTCGAGCAGCTGCGCGGCAACTTGAGTCTGGCCGAGGAAGGCTTGGCAGCGGCGACGCAGGAAGTGCAGCGCCTACAGCACGCCCTGAGTTTCTGGATGCCGTGCGTGCCAGACCCAGGCGAGGTTATGGTGGGAGCCTGCGAGCGACTCATGGATGATGCCATGCTGCTGGCTGGCCATGACGGACCAGACGAGAAGTCCGCTGAGGCGCTTGGCTGGATCAAGCTGCAACCGCCGGCGTCCGAACCGAGAACGTGTACGTGCAAGTCGGTGAAAACTAATTTGGCGCACCTACCGCCGATGGTTGTTCCCGACGAAAATTGTCCTGCGCACAGAGCGAATGCACAAAAATCGGGAGCGGGCCATAGTGCTGAATACGATCTTACAGTCGTGCGAACTGCGGGTACTGGCGACCCGCTCTGAGAGAACCAAACGTATGACTGAAGGCGCCTGAACGCTCATAGTGGAGAATGAAGTCTTTAGCTGAACGAGTGACTAACGAATAGCCAATATGCTGCGACGCAGGCAAGCCCTGCCCACCCAAGCGAGATCTTCGCAGAAGGAACATTGAGCGCTGCGAGCACGAACAAGACGAAGGCGGCGACGAGCAGGATCAGTCCGACCATGGGGGCACCTATTTGGTTGCAGCAATTTTGTTCAAAGCATCAGACTTGCTGGCGGATCCGGCACTTGATCCGTAGTAGTAGGCGACAATTCCTGTCCACGCGGTTCCGAGCGAGCCCAGCAGCACCAGTAGCGCCTCTCCCCCGCCGTCCTTCGGAACGCCTCCGTGGAGCATCCAGCCCAGGACAGAGAAGAAGCCCAGCGTGATCCCGAAGGCCAGGATCATGGGCGTCCAATCCTTCAGCGCCATTTCCCGAGCTCGAGCGCTCGCCCGATCGTCGGCGGCAATCTTCTCCTCTTCCACGCCCAAGTCTGCCAAATGCTGCCGGAAATCAGTCTCGACCTTCTTGAGCGCGAGGAGCGTTTGCGGGTCACCGGAGAGAATGGCCGCCTCGGCCGCTTTGGGGTCACCTGCGCCGAGTTCCTTGGCAATGAAGCTCCCAGCCGCGGCTCCCAACGGACCGCCCAGAGCGCCTCCCAGAAGTGGAGCTACGGTGCTGATGATGCGCCTGGCTGAATCCGAAAATGACATTATTGGAACGCCTCTATAGCTGTTTGAATCACTCGATTCGTCCAGCCTTTGCCGAAGGTTTTTGATACAATGTAACCATGAACCACCCGAATTGCAGGGATCTCGCCGGGCAGAAATTTGGCCTTTGGACGGTTATTCACCGCGCTGGCTCTGAAGCAGGAAGTGGCAGTGCCACATGGAGTTGTATTTGTGCCTGCGGGGAAATTCGGATAGTTCGAGGGTCGAAACTGAGATTGGGCGAAACTACATCTTGTGGCTGCAATCAGCCAAAACTTGCCCGCATCAATGGAACTACGCACGGAATGACTAACTCTTCTACTTACAGAGCTTGGCACGGAATGATCGATCGTTGCGAAAATACAAAAAACGAAAGTTATGAATGTTATGGCGGGCGCGGTATTGGCGTATGCATACGCTGGCGGAATTCCTTTGAAAACTTCTTGAAAGATATGGGGCCCCGTCCAGCTAAGCATTCCATTGATCGCATTGATAATAACGAAGACTACAAGCCTGATAATTGTCGATGGGCTACGCTGACACAACAGGCGAGAAATAAACGGATCACCATCCGTCTCTTCTTCAACGGAGAGACTCGCAGCCTTCCTGAATGGTGCGAAGTAACAGGATTCTCCTATGCGTGTCTTCATGGGAGATACCAAAATGGATGGTCCATTGATCGGATGCTCACCCAAAAGCCTCAATTGCGGTCGAAATAACGCGCGCTAACCATCCTTTCCCGAAATATTCGAATGTCGGAAGTTTCGCGAGCATCAAAATACGCTCGGTCGAGAGCGCGGGGACGACCGCCGTAGGGACCCGTGCAAGGCGCAAGGTCTGTGATCCCATGGTTCCATCCACCTGCGCACCGATCGCCCGCTGTAGCCCGCGGATAGCCCCTCCCACGCCTGAATTGACGGCATAGTCGAGCAGCGCGAAAGACACCTCATCGGGCAGCTCGTCGCCGTGGATCTTCTCCCAATAATCCGAGTGGTAAAGCTCGGCCGCCTGCGCCTGGGTGAGATTACGGATATCCAGTTGCGGATAAGCCCGTTGACTGATTCCATACTGAGTAAGGCCACCCGGGTCGGTTGGGTTATCAACGAGCCCGCCTTCCATCTTCAGCACGTGTGCGACTGCGCGGGCGAAGGTCATCGTTGTATCAACTTCGTCAAAGCTTCAACACTCAAACGAGGGTCCGTCATCTCGACAACCTTGAATATGTCCAGGAGAATCTCCCGCGTCATGTCCTCTTTGGTTTCATAGGACAGCACTTTGATCGGTTCCCCCGAGATGATGGCAATCCGGACCGAATCCAGGGTCACGTACTTTCCTTCCGCCCGGTCGTAGAGCCTGCGATTCTGGTACTTGACGTAGTCACGAGGCGCGCTCATTTACGCTCCAATAGTGTGATGCGCAGTTCATGCTGAGTGCACATGCTGGAGGTCTCGTGGAGGTGCCCGCGCATTCCAGTGTCGTGCGTTCCGACATCCTCTTTCATCCGCTCTACGTCCCTACTCAAACCTTCAAGTCGCGCCATCATCTGCCGGCACTCCACGACGTGACCCCACAGTTGGCTGGCAAAGAACCCCACGATGCCCGTGAGAATCACAACGAGAATCCCAATGGCCCATTGGAGTGTCTCCATCTCTCAGCAATGGACGGCGACCTGAATCATTGCTGCTAACACGGCTAAATCCGCGTCTGTCACATCACCTGGGGCTTTGTTCACGATCGCATCCACTGCAGTCTTGCAGGGTGCGGGGAGAGAATCGTAGAGACTCGGATCAGTGACCGTTGGAACGATCGCTGCTCGACGCTGAATTATTATGCCACCTGACATGTTATTTCTCCTTACAGTTGAGTTCAAGTGCCAAAACATGAGCCTTCGTATCCGCGAAAGGCCCTTGTTGAAATTTAGTCAAAGCATCGTCACGAAGCCAGACCTGCGTCTGAATATCTTTCTCGGCGTCATGCAACTTGCTCCACAGGTATAGGCTGGTCAGCACCGAGATGGCTGCCACCGTGGAGATCAACAGCTCGCGTACATCCTTTGGCAGATGCAAGCGCGTAATCTGCACGGGCGCACTGTTGCCGTGAACCGAGTCATCGGAACAATGCCTCATCTCAGGCTGCTCCATCTCGTGCGTTGCGGTCCACAGGTCGTGCTTGGCGGCATGATAGTCTTCGGCATCGGCTCGGTGCGCGGTGGCATCCTCTCCTGTTGTGCTGCGGGCTTTATCATGCTCACGGTCGCCTGCCATCAGGAGTGCGTCGATGGCCTTCTTGATCGTCTTGAGCTTCAGCCAGATCCATACTCGTTCCATTTCCACTCACTTAGCGTCGATGGCCTTTAGGCACGGAATCAACTTGCTCCCATCGGCCTTTCTGCCGGTCCACCTCACTTCTCAACTCCGCGAATTGCTCAGCACTCACGGTTGTCGGTCGATTGGAATACTCATCGACCTTGTCACTGAGCGCTGCAATCGCAGTCTCGACACTGCCCATGCGGGACTTGAGGTCATGCCACGTAATGGCACCTGTGATCAGGATCGACAATCCGCTGATGACCAAACTCGGGTTCCCCCGCACCCAGTGCCAAAATGGTGCCTTCCTTTTGAGAAGGCCAGTAGTGGAATGTTCGTCATCGGTCATAATCGCTCATACCGGCAGATTCCGTGTGGGATAACTCGTATCCCGTGGGTCGGTTGGAATAGGTCGTGCCCGAAAAGACACGGTATCGAATATGTTGGTACTGGTCCCATTACTGCGTAGCCGAAAGGTGATGTTCGTATTGCCCGTGGCGGGTATGAACAGCCCCACCCGCAGCAACTGATACTTGCTACCTCCCGTATGCACATCGGAACTCATGATGGAAGAACCGGTATTGATGAAGATCCGCAGTTCTGCATCCTGGGGATTAACCGCAAAGGCCCACACACTCGCCTCCACGAAGACACCAGCTGTTTGCAGCAGATAATCTGTGATCAGCGTGGCGTCCGCATTTGAGCCCAACGTGCCGGCGAATAATTGCATCGCTCCTGCGCTCTTACGATTCGCACCCGTATAAGCGGTCATCGTGGCGGTGGTGCCATCCTGCGATAGCGTCCAGTTCGCAACTCCGGCATCGAAGGTGGGATTGACCAGAAGCTCATTGTTCGGGTCGGCAGGGTATTTCGTAGTCACATTCTGGCCGGCCAGCGTAAATCCGGATACGGCTTTCCATCCGGTGAATCCGGAGCCATTGTCACGAAATCCAAAGCCATCCACGGTCACTTCGCCCTGAACGTTGTTATCCAACATGACGCCATTGTGTTGAACCCGCTGGGTAACGAACCAGCCCGCGGCTATGGAAGCTAACGTCACGCCATTATTCGCAGTCGTCGTGATCAGCACTTGGCCAGCGGACTCCGATGAAATCGTGCCATAACCCTGAAATACCTGCGCAGCATTATAGAGCGCTACACGCGGATAACTGCCCGAGGTTCCGGTTACCCAAGCGGATGCATTCAAGGTACGAGGTGATGTGCCCGATACGGATTGAATCGCGGCATACTGCCGGTCGTCATAGGCCTTCGTATCGATCTTGACTCCGATGGAGCCGCTTGCAATATAGATCCCATTGAACAATGCCGAAGTAGTCGCAATCATGCCATTGCCGCGACCATTGTTATAATAGCGCCCTCCTTCGACGGTCACGTTGAAGCAGGACTGAAATGCAGTGATGCCGCTCGCCCAATTGTCATACGCTTCGCAATCAACGTATTCCAGGTCATAGCAACTCTCCCCGTCCCCGGGTGTGCCTGGAGAGGTCGAATCGGCCGCGATGGTAAAGCCGCCATCCGTGGCACCCCAGACTACGCACTGCGCCAATTTGATGGCGTATGAACCCTGATTGATGTTGAATCCATCGGAGCCTCCTTTCAGTGATTCACAGGCAGTGAAATACATGTGATGACATCGAAAACGAAGGACGAGGCTAAATGATCCACTGCCGGGTCCATTCAACGGATACGTGCCTTGGAAGTTGTATCCATTAAAGTTGAAAGTGCAGCCGATGAAGCGCAAGTAACTGCAGGTTGCGAACACGGCTCCGGCATTGGCATTGCTATCGAAATGACACCCCGTGGCCGTGCCTTCCACGATATTGGTCAGTTGCATCCCGACCAATGCACTATTTTTGACAGTGACCCCGACCAACAGAAAGTCATTGCCGACAACCAGCAGAAATCCGCTCTGGGCTCCAGAGAATGCCGCCTGATTACCATCGATCGTCCCTGCGTAAATACGGGTACGGACACCGGTGAAGTTCACATGAACGACGAGGCTTGGCCAGCTATTGGCTTTGACCTTGATCGTGCAGCCATTCATCTGCAGCGTGAGGTCATTGACCGTCATCGTCGTGATAGGCCCACACAGATATGTTTTCCCCTGCGTCCATATTGAATTGGGCGTAGTGGATTGATTGACGACGGCCGCCCAGCGATTCATGGCGTTGGTATCGTCCGTCACGCCATCGCCAATCGCGCCGTAGCGCAGTGGATCTAATGGCAGGTAGATATAATTGGTCGGTGTGACGCTGGCCGCGATTTCAGCAGCCGTGATGGGATAGATGATCTGGCCCAAAAACTGCTGCGTCAGAATGACAACCAAATTGGCGTAGGTCAGCCCGGAGGCCAATTGGTCTACTGACCAAAACGGATTCGTCGGCGGATCTGTATCACCCTTGGGCGCGAGAACGAACTTGTAGGTCAGCAGTGGGTCGATCCAAACCTGCGCCTCGCCGCGATAGTTCAGCGGAATCGGATTGGGATTGGGTGTGATCCCGGTCGAATCGGTATAGGTCGCAAGCTTTGTGCTCGTGCCGGCGATGTAGGTGAACAATAGGCCGCCATCCAACGGCCTATTGTTATTATCGTAGAAGCGCTGAATGGGTAACGGTGAAAGGTTCATAGGCGAGTCTATATGTCAAACCAGCATGTATGTGACGGTCCAGCCTGTTGCCAAACCTTTCAGCCCGGAAGCGGTGAAACCGGTAAGATTGTTGTTGATGCCTGTGCCGAAGGTGATACCTCCTGCGCCTGATTGTACTTGCGCCCACCCGCCGATATTTCCCCCATTATCAAAGAGCATGCAGGCAACCAATGCAGCTCCCGTGGATGGCGTTACGACCGCCGGCACCCCGGTCATCGTTAGGGATGTGCTGTTGGATGTCGATGTCCCGCTGGCCCGAAGAATGCAGACCTTGCCGACAATCGCGTAAGTAACGACAACCGCTCCACTGGCAACTCCCGTAAGCGTTCCAGTGAACGTACCCGTCAGTGGAACGTTACCGCTCGACAAGAGCAGGAAGCTGCCGCCCTTGTACATGATGACGGCTGTTTGATTGGCTTGTAACTGCCCCGAAGACAATGCGGTGCCATCCTGATTCGTGATACTGACGATGCCCAGTCCATTGACATTGATCGTGGAGGCACCGGTGTTGTTGTGTGATGGGACGAAATAGATGACAGTTCCATCGACATAACTGGTGAAATTAGCCACGAAATTCAGTACATAGGAATTGATGGCGCCCGTATCAACGCCGCCGTAGAGCGTCAGCAGTTGTGAGTTGACGATCTGGTCTACCGACCAGATGGGATTGGTCGGCGGATCGGTATCCGTGGGGGGCGCCAGGACGTACTTGTAGGCGGTATTCGGCGGTATCCAGGCTTGTGCCTCGCCGCGGTAGTCCAGAATGATCGGGTTGGCGTTAGGGGTGCCTCCGGTCGAGTCGGTGTACGTAGCGGTTTTGACGGTTGTGCCGGCTGAATATGTAAAGAGCTTCCCGCCGACCAACGGATTGCCGTTGTTGTCATAAAAGCGCTGGACGGGCGTTGGACTGAGGGTTTCGGTGGTCATTGTGTGACCGCCCGCTCAGCTGAGCCCTTTACATCCAGTGCTCGTACAGCAGCAGACTGCTGTCCAAAGGAGTCAATCATGTTCTGGATATTTGCTGCGGTGTTACTAGTCGTCTGCGTCGCCAAACCGAAGTTTGGAATCGCCGTCGCTGCGCTCATTGCGTTGGGGTTGTTCGTATTCATGGGCGGGTTGATGCCTGCCCAGCCGCAAGCCCAGCCGCAAGCCGAGCCGATTCCAGTCGCTGAAGCCACGGCCTACGATCTGTGTGGGCGCATGCCACTGGGCTCCAGTGATGAAATCCTCTGCATGTTGGATGCGCGTGCTCACGCGATAAAGTAAAGGTGCAGGATTCGCCCGGTACCCGCGCAACACTCACCGTGGCGATCGTGACCGCTGTGAGGTTGATGATATGGCCGTTCATCAAACGCTCACTCGCGTTGATCCTGCGTCGCAACCGTAAGCCCCGTGAGCCCGGTTGAGATCGCGCGTAGAGCGGCCATCTGATCGGCGGTCAGTTTGGGCAGCGCTTTGAGCGTAACCCCGGGGTTGAGCGATTCCTGCACGGCTTTCTCCAACCGTCCCGTTTTCAATCCCGCCGCGGTCGCCTGGGCCGCGGTCGAGGCACCCGGGATCCTCGAGAAGAGTCCACTCAACTTCTCCATGCCGCCGGCTTTGATCACATCCTGTGCAGCATTGAATGCGGCGGAAGTGGTGTTCGAGCGGTTTGGCGCAGACGCGATCGGCGCGCGTTGGATCAGCTCGGCGACGTGATTGAGCTTGCCCATCGTCTCCAAGGCGCCAGGCGGCAGCAGCGTCTTTAGCCGTACTTGCCAGACCGGATCCGTCACGAACTTGCCGAACTTCGCCTGGCTGAAGGCGCCGGATTCCTCGCTGCCATTGATCGACTGACGCTTGATCTCACCCATGAGCGTGCGACCTAAGGCTTCTGGCGCAGTCGGATCGACCTTGCTCAAAAACTGCTGCAGTGAGCCCACCTCACGCGAGGTACCACCCATGACGAACTTGTTGAAGAGCTGGTCAGGCTCGGCGGACTTCTGGCCGCGAATGACAGCTTTGTAGACCGGGTTCGCATCAATCGCTTGGAAGCGTCCTTTGGCGAGTTCCTTGGCCGCTTTGTAGGCTGCGATCGAGTCGGCGCCCACGGAATCAGACAGCGGCGCATCGAGCAGCGACTTCTTCGCGATCTCAATTGCCCGATCCGCGGTATCGCTCAGCGGAGCTCCACTCTGAAGTCCCGTCCATGCTTTGTCGAGTGACTGAGCGCGCTTGACGGTCAGCGGCAGCTTGCCGGACTCGAGGTCTTCTATCGTTGAACGCACCTCGGCCGGCAGGAAGCGAAAATCCTCATCCAGGTTCGAGCGCAGACTGCCGGCGAACGCTTTACCGTCCATGGCGGCCGGCTGGCCCGCAGAGTTCTTCACCGCGTCGTACGCTTCGCTGATCTTGCCTTTGAGTCCCTCATCGATGGTGCGGATGTGATCGCCGATCGCCTGTCCCATCGTCACCGGATCGGGGGCGTTCTTGGCTCCCATGGCGTTCAGGTTTTCGATGAGTCCGCGGTTCTGCTGCGTCAGCCGGTCGGCAATCGGTTCCCCCACGTTTTCCCAGCCGCGTTGATTGAACTCCTTGGCCCATAGAAAAGAATCTCGACCGGCTTGCCCCCGCATCAGATTGATGGGTACGGGCAAGGATTCAGCCACTGCACGGTTCTTGATGACATCCGCACTGGGAGCGACGCCGGCCTTCATGGCCTCCTGGACTTCCTGGCGCATGCCCTTCACGACATCGATATCGACCGTTTTCGGATCGACGCCGGCCGTCTTCAGCGTTTCATTGACTACCGTATCAGCCGCCTGCCCCGCTTCTGTGGCAGCCCCTGCGGATGCCTCCCCTGCGCCCTTGAAGAGCTTGCGCGCGGCGTTTACGCCCCAGCGCAGGGCTGGCATGGCCGCTTCCACCAAACCGCCCACAGCCCCGCCTGCAGCGGCTCCAATAGCAGCCCCTTTGGCCTTGTCAGCCCAGAAATTGCCCGGTTCCGTCGAAGGAGCCGCCGCTCCTAAAGCACCGCCCTGCACCGCCGCCTGGCCGATCCGGCCTACGACAGAACCGGCAGCCCCGCCAGGAGCCACATAGTTCACTGGATTGGCGGCTTCGCCCCCGATTCGCCACCAATCGATACCGTTCTGCTGCGCGTCCGCCCGCGCCCGCTGATAGGTCTGTTCGCGATTGGCGATGACGTCATCGAAATCCTTGGTCGAGGTATCGATGAAGAGCCGTGCCGACTCAGTCGCACCGGCCGCATTCAGCACTCCCCGAATGCCGCTACGGATAAAGTTCAGCGGCTTCTCGGCGACATGCTCAGCAACCTGTCCGAGTCCCGTAGGCAGGTCGGCGAGACCTTGCGTAAATCGTTTGCCAGCACTGAGCGGCACCGCAGGTGCAGAACTGGGTACCGTCTTTGTAGTGGTCGCGCCCGCTGCTCGAGCGGCGAGCAGTGAGCCAATATCGGTGCTGGCCGGCGCCTCGGCGGGGGCATCCGACTCGCCCGCTCGCGCGGCCAGCATGGCGCCAATATCAGCCATTACTGAACCGCTCCCAGGTCCTGGAGCGTTTTCCACTTGGTCGCAAGCGAGCCGGCTTCAACTCGATCGAGTTTGTCAACAATCGTTTTTTGCGCCGCCTCGGTACCGGCCGCCTGTAACTGGAAAATCACCGGATCGTAGGCTTGGCGCCACTTCGTCTCGAACTCGTGTTGCTTGGTAATGCCATTGCCTTCCTGCTTGAGCCATGCCTCTTGCGCATTTCCCTTGGCCTGCATCGCGAGTGTTTGGGCTTTGGCATATTGCAAAACGGACTGCACCGCTTCCGGGGTGTAGCCAATGTTGGCGTTCTGGCGATGAATGGAATCGCGCGCTGCATCCGTGGAGGCGTTCGCACCCAGCACGCGGGCAGAATCAGCCGCAATGCGTTCGCTGAACTTGTCGAGCAGTTGCAGCTTAGTAGCATCATCGGAGGCCGTCTTGAAGCCCGGAATGATGGAGGTGAGCGAGCTCTCCCACTCCGCCCGTTTCCCCGCCGCCTGCCCGCCGGTGGAGGTGATCTTCGAAAGCTCTAGGGCTTTGTTGATCTGATCCAGCTGCTGGGGGGCGAGTGAGGCAGCAGTGCGGTTGGTGTTGACGTTGGCGAAGTTCTGCTCGGCCTGGCTCTCAAAGGCTTTGCGCTCGCCGACACCGAAGGTCGCAGGAGCGGCCCCGCCGCCGGCCGCCGAGGCCAAGGGCTCAACTCCGGTAATGTTGCCGGCTTTGTCCCTGAGCAACCGGTATTGATTCTGGAGCTGATCAGTGATCACCTGATCCTGTTGACCCGGTGCCAGCGTCTTGGCGATCGGTGTTCCCGCAGGCGTAAACGCACCTGTCTGGCGATCGATGGCCCCAGGTTGAACCACAGCGCCGGTATCGATTGAGGTCGCGCTCGGTGTCGCAATACCGCCGGGACCGGCCACCTCGCTCGCAGAACCCGACCCGCGGCCGGCATTCAGCAGTGCCTGCTTCTGCTTCTCCATCGGCAGCCCGATGATGTGCTTCAGCCCCACATTCACCATGGCCCGAAACTCGGGGGACTTGTTCTGCTCCTTCAACCGGTCCGCGGCATCGATCAGCTTTTCGGGTGAATACTCCGGATCGGCGGCGAGTGCGGTGAAGGTCGAGGCAATATCGGCCCGCTGCGTCTCATTCAGGCTCTGCTGGCCTTTTTCCATCGTGATGCGGTCATTCTCCAAGGCGCGGATCTGCGCGGCGCGCTCCTGTCCATAGAAGGTCGGGGAGGCCTTCAGCGCAGCCGCTTGCGCTGCGGGCACGTCCATGGAACCGTCCGGCTTTTGGAACTGCGTCCAATCGACACCCGCGATATTTCGCTGCTCGGCGATCTGCCGCGAGAGCTGCTGGTTGCTCAGGCCCTGAGCTGCAATGCCTTGCAGCTGCGAGAGCTTCCCGAAGACATCGGGCGCTTGGGATTGCAGTCCGACCGGATCGGCCATTTACGCGCCTCCACCGAGTGCGGACTTCCCTGCGCCCGTATTGGCGAGCCAGTAATTGCTCGCACCGCCCCCCAGATTGTTCGCGATTCCCGCATACATGCCGCCCGCCGCAGTTCCACCCGCCTGCAGTGCCTGGCTCTGCTGACCCGCCAGCGCCGTACCCTGGGCCGCGACATTGCCGGCCGAGGCCTGTCCCATGCCCGCCAGTCCCGATAGCCGCGAGTAAACGTTGTTCTGCTGCGTGGTGAAGCGGCCGAACGCATCCTGGTAGCCGGTACGCGCGAATCCCTGGCTGTAGCCCAGCAGATCCTTCAGCGCCGCTCCCGAGAGCGCACCCGAACCCGCGCCGGCCGCATTCCTCAGCGCCTGCGTGCCCTGCTGGAGCTCGAATCCATACCCGGGGTCCTGGTTGTTTAGGAAGTCCTGCGGGGTAAATGCGGCGGTCAGTGATCCATAACCGTCGCCGCCGGTTGGCTGCCCAGCAGGAGCGCCGGTAGGCAAACCTGAACCGCCGATGGGCCCCATGCCCTGGGTCGCAGTCATGTTCGGGCTATAGATTTGATGGCTGCCACCAAACCCATTGCTTGCGCCACCGAACGGAATCGTTTGACTGATTCCACCGCCGGCGCCGATCCGATAGCCGCTCGAGGGATCTACTCCTTGCGGTCCCTGCGGCTGCGCCGTTCCTTGTTGCACCGGCTGACCCGAGGCAGTCTGCGGACTGACCCCCAGCAGATAGTTCAGCCGGTTGAGTGCGCCATAGCCGCTTTGGATATAGGGTTGCTGTTGCGCATTCGTCGTGTTGAACTGATCTTTAGAAGCGTTCGCTGCCGCTTCAGCGCCCTGCTGTTGGGCATGGCCACCGATCGCCGAACCGGCTGCGCCGATGACTGCGCCAGCAACTACGCCCCAGGGCATGGGAAGCGCTCTGTTTTGATACAGACGATGAGGGTCATACGGGCCTGCTCTGTGGGGTTGGTTACCCAGTGGGTGAACTCATTTGAGAACGAGTAGGTTTCACCCGGCTTCGCCGACAAACTCTCACCTTCAAAACAGAACGCTTGCCCCGGTGCGCTGGCAAGCTGTATGGCGAACTTTCGATAATAGCTGGCGTGCCATCCGCCATCCCGATGCGGCCGACATTCCCCATGCGCGGGAATCCTCGTGATCAGGACACCGCCCAATCTCTCACCTTCAACGCTGCGCATCAAGTCAAATACGAGCGATTTCACACTCGGCAACTGCTCGATGGCCGGATACCACGAGGACTCATGCGGCTCGTTGAAAGCCGTCCGGTCGCCCGTGTAGTTTTCCCATGCGTTATAACGGACCCAGATATCCGATACATCGCTATGCTCATACACCGCCGTGCGCAGTTTGTAGGCATCCCACAAATCGTAGGAACTCTCGATTTCAGCTACGATCTGTCTGATATCGAACTTCAACGGTAGAGGCCAGATCTTCACGAGAGTTGGTGCTCCTCGTGAATGGGAACGATTTGATATCCCGGATGCAGCCGATGAATGCAATAGATGAGCGTATTGGGTTCCAGGCTCTGAAACGTGTGTTTGATCTTCGCCTTGATGAAGAGCGGATACGGCGCGCGAAAGTCACCGATCAACTTCTCGTCCATCCACACCCGCACAGCGCCGGTTGCCAGCATGGACGTATGATCATATACATGCGCGTGTTGAGGCACCCTCGTACCCACATCCTTTAGCAACATCTGTTTGATGAAGACACCATCGGTCACCGCTTCCCAGAAGGGAGGCTGTTCGATGCACAGTTCGCAGGTTTCGCAGCTCATTTACGTTGGCACAAATGTGACGGTCGGCGCGACCGAATAGGTGATCTTGAGCCGGTCAGCTGCGCTCAAAGTGAACATGCCGGATGTCTGCCCCACGTTATAAAACGTAACCCCATCGCGCGAGAACTGAATCAGCGAGACCGTACCGCCGCTCACAATGAACGATCCCTTGGCAGCCGCGGCATACGTAAACGGTGAGCCGGTGAGCGGGACTGCTTTCTCGATGGCCGGTGCCAGTCCCTGGAAGAGTCCGGCCCAAAAGAAATACCAATCCTTACTGGTGAACGGGCCTTGCTCGCTCTGTGTCTGTAGCGGAGTGGGATAGTTCGGCAGTGAATTTAGCTGCGTCATGCCGCGGCCTCAGTCGCTTCAGCATACAAGGTCGCGCCCACGACATCCCGCTTCACCGGATCGGAAATACTCACCTCATATACCCGATCGCGCGCTTGTCCCAGCCGCCGCCAGATCGCGCGATTCTTCATCTGGCCCGCTTTGCCGATACTGCGAGTACGGCTCGTTCCGAAGGTAGCTGCCCCATCATCGCTGAAGCGCATCATGGCCTGTGGGTCTACGCCCTGCCCCACCTGCAAGCCCACACCGGGTGAAAATTCGACCTGCAATGAGCTGTGGAAAATCCGTTCGCGGTTCTCCTTGCTCCACAGATGCGGTGCGCGACGTAGCGCAATCAAGGGGAATACTCCATCCCCGGTTGCATCGGCGTAGTAATTACGACTCAGCTGCAACACGCTGCCGAGTTGGTAATCACCCACCATGCGAATATCTTGAAAATTCACGAAACAGTTGCTTCGGTGCCGATGGAATACACCTGCCGTCGGATCGTAGGAGGCTCGCTGATGCCAGCACGGCTCGCCCGATCGTTCACTCGATGTATGGTCATAGCACCAGGTTGCATCCGCAGTCGGGAAGGTGAGCATGTAGAACAAATGCCCCTCTTCCTCATAGGTATAGCCAAATGCATCCGACACCAGCGGATACCCGCTGATCGCATGCTCGAGCGCGCGGTTGCTGATCGGCACGTAACTGTATTGCTCTGTCTTGATAACGACGTTTTCACCGCGCTCACTCTTGCCCAGCCACGCAAGCGATGAGCCCAGACGTGCAATCGAGTGCTTGGCGGCACAACCGATCTGGGGTGCCACACCAGGAATGCGCGAAAAAGCGAAATTAGCCCCGCCCGCGTCATACCAGACTTCCGAATGCCGTTCTCCCACCAGCCACAACTCGCGGTTGTTCTCCATCAATGTAATGAGATTGTCACTGCTGGTATCGTTCTTGGCGAAGAACGCGCCGGCAAAGGTCACCGTATAGGGAGTCGGTGCAGTCGTATAGAAGTTCTGCGTACCCGGCTGATTGAAGATCAGCCAGCCATCGATGAAAGCCACTCGATCGGCACCCAGAAACGCCGGATCCGTGATCTGGGCAAATATGCCACTGACGATGTTGTAGGTGTAGCCGTAGGGTCCATCGACAATGACGACATACCCACCCGCGCCGTTGTCGCGAATGCAGACCTGTCCGCTGTTGGTGAGCAAGAAGCCGATATTGGCTACGCTGAACTGCGCAATCGATGTCTGAGTCGCTGGCACGGTCATGGTCATGAGAGCGACGGTATTGCCGCAGACCCAGATGCACGCAGTTCCCCCGGGAAGCACCCAGGCGCCGCGGACCTGAAGCCCACTGCTGTGGGGTAGACCCGTGATCAGGTTGAGCCCAGGACAGCCCAGCAACGCGGTAGGCGTCTTGGATTTGTCGTCCTGCGAATATTCGACATACCAGTTGATCAGTGCTTGGGAGTCCTGATAGGGATCGGGTGCCGCGTAGGCATTGCCGACAAAGCCGAGGTCGCCGCCGGTATAGCTCATAGATACATCAGGATTTCAGCGATGGCCCGACCCATCTCGCCATACGCAAAGCCGTTCGGGTGGATCGTATCGGCGTACCATCCGGTGATGTTGTTGTAGATATCCCAGGCCTGTGTGAAGTCGATCAGGGGGAGATTGTTGAGCGTGGCCAAATCGTAAACGGCCTGCACGAAGGGTAGATACTGATCCTGTGTCAGGCTGCCCATGGGCTCAATCACGAGAATCACATCGCCGCTGATCAAAGCCGCGTTGATGATGGGCTGATAGGACGCCTTATAGGCCAAAATATTGGTGGCATTGGTGACGTCATTGCGGGTAGAGGCAATCAGCGTCAGATCAGGAACCACCGCTTTTAAGCCATCCAGGTAGAACCATGGACTCGTATTGAAACTCGAGGTGGTGGCTCCCTGCCAACCGGCGCGTAGTACCGAGACCTCCTTGATGGCGGAATTCCACGCGATCATTCCATCGAGAAAGGTCGCCGTCGCGACTGAAATATTGGCTTGGATGGCATGGATGCCCAACGTGCCCAGCGTATGTGCGCCCGAGGTGCCGATCACGGGAGAACCGGAACCGGGGTTATACGTGAACAACGTTGCGCCGCCGTCCACCGCTATAGTGATAGCGACGGAGGCGTTATTGCGCAACGCGATGACTTCAACCGTATCCACCTGCGTCAACGGCGTGAACGACATCAGGGTTTGACCGGTCGTGCTCAAGGTAAGGCAATTGGCGCCGAACGTACCTAATCCCGAATTCGTCCAAGATCCCATGACAATCCGGTTGTCCTGGGTGTTGAAATTCGTGATGTTCTGGCCGCCAATCCAAGACTGCCACGAGGCAGTGAGGCCGCGGGCGTTCATGATCTGCGCCATCTGGGTGGGATAGGCCAGCGCGGATGGATTCGTTACACCGACACCGGTGGAATCAAAGCCCGCCGTAATCGAGTTTCCCACACATACGATCCGGGCGTTTTGAATGGCCGCCTGGACTTTTCCCCGTGCCGCACGCCATCGATCGGTGTTGCTGCGTTTGAAATTGACGGCGTAGGGATACCAGTTGCCGACCTGAGTCGAAGGCACCCAAACCGATCCGTTGGAGACGACCTGGCCAGCATCGGTCGTGACCATGGTCGTGCCCGCAGCAACGGTAGTGGCAGCAACCAGACTGGCCAGTGGCCCGCTCCCACCCTGCAATAGGGGCGTTGTGTTGGTTGTGACTGCGACCGCTGGGCCGGGATTGGCCGATGTCACCGGAATCCTCCGTAAAGTATCCAGCCGGCGTCCGTGCGTTGGTTGCGCACCAGATCAACGTCGTATTTCGCCACCGGTATCGGAATGCTGTTGAGCGACTTCACTGCATCCCAGGACTCTTTGGCGTTCTTCTCCATGAGCTGCGTCCATGTCTTGCCGTACTCGGGTGCGAGCTCGCGCGCGAGGTTCCACTTGATCATACGAACGTAGCCTTGCGGCAGTACGACGTTCTGCGTGAGCGTCGTAAGGCTGGTCAGGATGTTGTCGGTGAACAGGTGCAGTTCCCCCGCCCCGCTGGGATTCTGATAGAAGTAGATGTTGGCCAGCGGCATGGTCGGGTTGTACCAGGCAACGATCGGCCACGGAGCTGAAATGCCTTTGAACCCGATCTCGATGTAGCGGTCCTGGCTGATGATCTCGATGGGATAGTCGAGTCCACTCGTCTGCGTCGTGATGCGGGTGAATGAGTCGGTTACCCGCAAGGGTCGGGGTAGTTTGAAGTCACCGGGAACCGTAAAGCTGAATACCTGCGGGGTCGCTATCGTTGCCGTCGCATTCGGGCTGATCGTGACAGTATTCGCACCCACCGCGGTCACAACCGTATTGGCCGCGAGTCCTGTTCCATTCACGGTCACATCGGCACGCGCAATCAAATCCGCCGGGACAGTCACACCACTGATCGTGGGCGAACCATTGACCAGCGTACCGGTGAAGGTATTGGCGGACGTGTAATTGCCGATCGTGTACTGATACTTTCCAGGCGTGAAGTTGAGAATGTTCTCATTGCTCTGAAACACGCTCGCCTGATCAGTACTCCACGAGTCAAGCAACTCGTTCAGCGTGTCAAGCGCATCCTGCGCATCATCGCTGGCCAGGGATTCCCCCGGCGCATAGGCGTTGATGCGCTTGAGCGCGCCCAGAATCAGGTCATTCGCGGTGGTCACTTCGTCACCTCCTAACCGAGATATTCCACGCGCAGATGCACCGCGTACTGCATTGGTGTTCCGCCAACTGAGGCGTAATTGGAGGTCTGATACTGAATGTTCGTACCACTCTTCGCGCTGATCACGATATCGGCGTTGCCGAAAGCCCCCAGCGCATTGGCCGTATTCGTCGGGGTGACAGTAACGGCAGATAAAGCAACGTTGGTATCGTTGTCAGTCCACAGAACCCCGACATTCGGCAATGTGGATGAGGTTGTCGCGGCCTGCGTCTCCACGGCATATATGGCCACCCGATACAGGCCGCCAGTCGGTACGGCATAGATCGTGGTAGGTGCGATATTGGCGGCTTGTGTTGCAACGTTGAACGAGGCGTAAACCATCTCGCTTGCCGGGATCTTGCCATTTGCGTCGAGTCCCGCAACGCCATTGGGCTGATCTTTTTGGGATGTCGGGATGCCGCCCAAACTGCTCAATGATGTTCCAATGGATTTGAGCATTACATGCCCTCACCGCGCGTGAAAATCACCGATGTAGAGCCCGCTGGAGCGCCATCACTGATAACCGAGGCGGCATTCACTTCTTTATCGACACTCACAACGACAACCGCACCGGGCGCGACGGGATAGCCGCTTGCAAGCGTTGCGGGCGTCACTGTCTGCCCTCCCCCCAATACACCGAAGTTCACATGCACCCAAACCGAGGTTTTATTGGCGATCTGGATCTGTACGTAATTGTTGTTATCGGTGCCAGGAAAGACTGTGCTGGCCGTGGCCGCGACACCCGCAACAACTGTTACGCTCGGCGCGAGAATCCCCGCCGTCGTTACACCTGCCGTCTCCGTAGACTTCAGGTACATCGGATAGAAAGCGCGCGTATCGTTCATGGCATCACGTGATGGCAGTCGGGAACGGCAGATTGCTCGGGCGATCTACCGTAATCACATACACTTCACCCGCAGTCGGTATAATCGAAGATCCCGTGTTGTTCGAAAAAGTAATGCCAATCTGATTGGCGGCTGAAACACGAGTGTTGACGATTCCAAGGCCAGCCTGGGTTGTCGGTTTATTCACGGCGATCACATCGCCGACCTGAATCCCGGGAACCGTGAAAAGCTGTTCGGCTGTCGTGTTCAGAACGATGAGCGCAGGCGTAAAAGGCACGCCCAGAACGAATGAAAACGCGATGTTGCCACGTGCGATATCTGAAGGACCGGGCATGTTGATGCTCCTGAAAGAAGGCCCGCAGCTCACAACTGCGGGCAATGGACTGTTAGGTCACATCGTAGCCATAGAGAAACACATCGACCGTCGCATTCGCGAGCGCCGTACCGACGTTGATATACAACGTCTGAGCGGTATTCGCGAGATTCGCAATGGTCGTTGCCAGTGCAATGGCGGAATTGGCCGCACTGTTATTGGTGAGGGCAGCATTGGCCTTGATGACTGGAGCGGCTCCCGCAGCGCCGGAATTCACGGCAATCGCAGCCGTGGCAATACTTCCTGCGACGCCGGATACCTGACCATTGGCGGTTACAATCAGAGCCGGAACCCAACTCGATGAGTTGATGATACTCATCGTAGCCGCGTCCCCTGTGGCATTGAGACTGACGCCTCGAGCTACCCCGAGCAGCCGATATGCATTGGTCCCCTGTGGGGTGGAGTTGGTGGACGTGTTGACCGGCGTGACAACAGCAACGGACTGCACCGTCACGAGGGAAGCAGGACCTGGATTTGCCATGATTGTTCTCCTTTAGCCTGCGACCCGGACGCCCATCTGACGATACAAACCCGCGTACCCGTACAAGATGTCGCACCGTGTCGGCATAGCATCGTTGTTGATCGTGTATTGGGTCACCATGCGCATGCTCATGCCGATGTCGGCATCGTTCGCTCGAGCTGCGCGTTCCACGCCGATCGGCAGCGGCAAGTCCGCAAAGCCCAGTGCAAAGGCCGTCTTGTGATAGACCATGCCCTGTGGGCTCACCTTCGCGGCATTGGCGGTTCCGCCATTGACCGTGAGGGCTGCGGTCGCCGTGAAAGCGGCCGTCGTGGTGGCGTTCTGGAACTGACCACCGGTGATGGCGCATTCGCCGATCAGGATCGATAGCGCACCCGCACCTCCACCGGAGGTGTACACACCGGTTGCGGCATTGAATGTCCCACTGGTCAGCGTGCCGGCGGCGAAGCTCGGTCCTGGCGTCGCAGCACCCACCGGATTCGGCACGTACCCGAACGGCGGCAGCACCACGAACTGCTTCAGTGCATTGCCGTACTGCGTGCGGCTCTGCGGATTCGCGGGGAAGAGACCCGCGATTTGGATGATATCGCCGACCTTGATGACGCCCGTGCTGGCCGTCCAGCCGTTGGTCTGGATGAAGCCACTCTGTGCCCAGCCCGTAGTCAGGAAAGCGCCGCCCGTATTCGCGGTGAGCAGCGGTGTGCCGCCCTGAGCACCGGTGGTGAAGGCCACCACGTTCTGATCGCGATACCAGTCAAGTCCCGCGAACTGGCGAGCGATGAAGCCTCGGCGCACGTAATCGCCGATCTGCGCCTGAGGATTGAACAGGCCCTTGATGCCATCCACGGCCGCGGCCGCCGAGATGGGATCCAGCACGTTCCTGCGTTGGTCATCCGTGGGGCAGGCTTCCATGTCCAGCAGCGCGTTGGCCGTCGCGAAGGTCAGAAAGGACGACGGAGAGGTTCCAGGCGTACCGACCGACAGCGCTGTATTCTGGTAGGCGAAATACAGACCGTCCGAATCCACGCGATTCGCCGCCGTCTGCATCATCGGGTTCAGCACCCGAATTGCAAAGAGGTCCATCGACAGCAGCAGATCCACGGTCGTGAACTGCACATCGACATGGAACTGGTTGTTGAGCGAGAGCGGGATATAGGTCTCGTTCGTGTCCTCGATGTTCAGCGGAGCCCCGAAGGAGCCCAGATATCGTGGCGGCCTTCGAATGTTGACCGTCGCTCCGATCTTCGCTTCCTTGATGGCGAATTCATCGGAGTATTGCTTGTCTACGCCATTGGCGAACACCAGCATGTTGTCGAGTACGAGCAGACCCTTGTTGACGATATAACTCGTCGCGAGTAGGTTATTGGGCACTTAAAGTAACTCCAGAAAGAGGGATGCATACCCCTCACCGTTTGCGCTTAGCGGCTTCTCGGGCACGCTCGTATTCGCGCAACTCCTGGAAGGTCATCGTCGCCGGGTCCTTGTGAACCGGCGTTGACTTGCCTTCGATGGGAGTGATCGGTGCGGGGGCTTGCGAAACGCTGCTCAACTTGGCCGTTTCCACTTTGGGCTCGGCTTTGGTTTCCAGCTTCGTTTCGAGTTTGCCGAGTTCGGCAATCGCCTTGATCGGCGACAGGGAATTCAAACGGTCCAATACATCCGGATTCTTGGCGAGGTGATATTGCAGCTTCGGCCCGATGTCCGACTCGATCAGGTAATTCAGGATGTGGTGACGCGCGACGGCATCGCTGCCATCGATCACCGCTTGATAGTCCGGAATTTCCTTGATAGCAGCGGCTAAGCGTGTTTGGAACGCTTTTGCCGCAGCTTCCGCGTCGGCTTGCGCCTTCGCCTGTGCCTGCTGCTCTTCCTTCTCCTTGAACTTCTTCTCGACCTTCCAATCCGTCAATGCATCCGTGTATTCAGCGACCGTTGTGAAGTCTTCCGGTTTGGGCTGAGCCTTCTCAGCGACCGGGGCGGGCCGTGACTTCTCTTTCAACTCGTTGAGTTCGCGCTCAAGAGCCTCTGCCCGCTTCTCTGCCTCCAACCGTTCGAGATATTGTTTCGTCCCGAACTCTTCGGCCTCTTTCATCTGCCTGTGCTTAGCACCAATCTTCTTACTGATCTGCTCGGTGAACCGAGCCCGCTCTTCTGGAGTTAAACCTTCATCATCCTCGGCTGTTACAGCCGCTTTTTCGTCAACCTTGTCAGCCTTGGCCTCAGTGAACGTGCCATCTGCTGCACGAGTGGGCTCCTTCACCGGTTCCTCCACCTTGGCGTCCGCTTTGGGCGCCTCAGGCGGCTTGAACTCGGGCACCTTGCCGGTCTCGATCAGCTGCTGGTAGTTCTCTGAGGTCACAACTTGCATGGGTTTCTCACTGCGTCCTGGACGCCGCTTTTTCGTTCTCTACCGCGTTATCGATCAACTCCCGGGCGGCCTTGCGGTCGTGGGCAGCCTCGGTATTCGTATTCAGCAGTTGCGTGGCGCCGTGGATGCCTGCGACAGCAAGGGAGGTATGCGCGCGCAGCTCGTCGCCGTGACGCTTGGTATCGTCGTCCATGTGCGCCTTCTCGCGCCCGGCATGAATCTTGGCTTCCTCGATCGTCGCCTTGTACTTGATCTCCAGCGCCTGCTGTTGAATGGTCTGCTGGGCTTGCTGTAGCTGCTGCTGCAAGCCTTGCACGATGGCTTGGGCCTGCTTCGGCAGCTGCTTGACGGCCTTGTCCAGGCCTTCAGGCGTCGAAACCGCCAGACGATCGGCCATGTCATCGGCGCCGTGGAAGTCCATGTTGCGCAGGATGATGTCGGGACCCGTACGGACCATGGGCTCACCCAGCGGTGTACCCAGTAATTGCACCATAGCCTCGGTGCCTTCTTCGCGCTTGGTCTGATAGCCGGGCCCGGTGTCCATCACCACATCGTATTGGCCCAACGTGAGGTTGTTTTTGACCGCGAGAATAGCCTGTGTCGTAGGATCGACCACCGGCTCATTGATCTGCGTCATTTCCGGCAGACCGTCGTCGCCGATGATCCGCTGCATGCGGTTGGTGTCGTAGTAGTACGGGATCTGCTCGAGCAGAATCAGCCCCGTCCATAGGATTGCGAGCGTCTGGTTGTCGTAGTACTGGAAGTGTGTCAGGTCCTGCATGCCCTGCCGACGTGCAAGGTATTTGTTGCCACTCACTACGCGCGCGGCAATCTCAGGGTTCTCCTGCGGCATGCCGGCGACCGCCATCAGGTCATGTTCGGCACCCTGGGCCGCCTCGCTCATGCCCGCCTCAACCTGGGCCGGCACTTGGCGCTGCGGCGGCGGGATCAGGGCCATGCCATCGGGGCCGGCGATCGGCTTGTAGACGAGCGTGGAGAACGCTTTCTGGTTCGCGCTATGCCACTCGGGGTGGCCTTCGATCTGCCCCTCGGCCACCACCCAGGGAGCCTTCGGAGCCAGCGCATAGCGCTCGGTCTGAGCCGTGCGCCAGTAATTGAACATACGGGCAGGGTCCATCAGATTCTCGACCATGCCTTTGCGTTTGACCTGGCCGTTCAGGTCCAACACATTGCCCTGGCAGCGGATCACCGGAATGAAGCGGCCGGGGATGGTTCGACGCTCGACAATCGTCTTACCATTCAGACGGAACCATTGCACGATCTTGCGCGTGGTGGGCCGGCTTACCGGTTTCCCATCGCGACCCACGGTAATGCCGATTCCGGCCTGCGCCATGGATTCTTCGGCCGGTAGCTCAGATTTGAGTGCCGTGCGGCCATCCGAGAGCTGATAGAGCACGTCCGCCACTTCGTGAATGCGGTAGTACTCCGCGAGTCTCAGCTCTTCCTTGCTCTCCCAGTCGAGCGTGTCATCCCCTGCCCCATCGGACTGCCATTCGCAGTTGTCGGCCTTCGGGTATTTCCGCTTGTACTCGCGGCGCTTCATCTTCTCGGTGATGATGCACCACTGTTGGTCTTCACCGGCCGGCATCACGGAGGTGGGGTCCATGTACACAGTGAAGGTGTTGCGAATCGGCTTGATCAGAAGCTCTTGATCAAAGCTCTTTGGATCGCAGAACTCACCGACGATGCGCCAGTAGCCCCAGCCGATGTTGATCGCACTCACACCTCCGGTGTCGTAGGCAATCGATGAGTTGGACAGCACCTCGATGTGCCGGATCAGGCCGTTGACGACCTTGGCATCCTCGATCTGTGCGCCTCCACCGACGGGATGTACCTTGATCCGAGGGCGTTGCTGTTTGAGCGTGTTCTCAACCCGCGCACAGAACGTATCGGTGTGATTGATCGTGAGTGCGGGTCGGTTGTCGATCTTGCGGGCGTTCGCAATGTCCGCATCCCACTGCGCACCATCGCGGAAGGAGAGTGCTTGCAATCCGCGGATGCGGTTGTCGCTCTCGGCTTGATCACAGATCTGTAGCCGCTCCTTGGCCTCACAGAAGATGTCTTCGTCGGTCTGCGCGTCCGTGTCGGCCGGGTCGATCACGCGAGTGCGCGGGCCCGGGCGGCGAGCGAGATCAGCGTCTGACGAACCTCACGGGCCACTTCATCGTGACGAGACGTGCTGTCCATGGCACCGGCCCGCAAAGCGGCGGCGAGCTCCAGTTCCTCAGCAGCTTGGGCACAGAAGAGCCGTCGGGCCTGGTCTTGATTGGTGCTTTCTTGGGGAAGCTTGAACGCCATACTGACCCGCCCACGCTACAAAGTGCGTCGAATGTACGCCTATTGCTGTGCGGGTGAAACGACTACGTCCACATTCTTCGCGCAAGAATCTGCCATACCCATTCGGGGCCGACGGCAGAATCTAGCCCATCCAGCCATGTCCGCGCATGGATTGCGTCGTTACAGTGGGCTTTGACGCTGGTTTGTTCTGCACGATGCCGTGGCGACGCATCATCATGGCGTAGCGGATCGCCGAAAGCAGGTCGTCGCCCTTCTTGACGATCAGCCCGTCCTTGCGGTGATACAGGTTGTGCTCCTGGAATACGTCCGTGAGGTGGCTGAACACCTTCAGGCGCCCCGTCTGCATGCGATCGAGCATCTCCGAGACACCGGCCTCTACGCCGTTGCTGCCGTCTTCGAAGGTCGCCCGCTGCTTCATCATGTTCAGGCCCTGTGCCTGGTACTGCTTGGCCAACTGCTCGCCTGATCCCTTATCGTGCTGTAAGCCATCATGCGGCCACGCCCAGGGAAGCCATTGTGAGCCGTCTGGATGCGCTCCCCAGGGCTTGATAGAAGCTGCGAACATCGCGGGCGTCTGCTCACGTTGACGGTGGGCCGCGGTGACGTAGAGGCAGTCGATGTCGCGGTCCCAAGCGAGTTTGACGGCAGCACTGGGATGGTCCCAGCCGAAATCCAGGCCGCCGTTCTGTGTCCAATGCGGCGGGATGGGGAAAGCTTCGATCTTGATGTCGTCTTCGTCGATGGGAAACACGCGTCCACTCCCCAGTTGCGGTATGCCCTTGGTACGGGCTTTGCGTTCATGCGCCGGATAGCTGGCAATGATCGCGGCCCGCTGTTCGGGCGTGTAGTGCTCGGCATCCTCGATATCCATCATCGTCAGATGAGTCCCGACGTGATGGTCGATGTAGAACCGCGCCACGACCTTGGACACACCCAGCAGCGGTGTGAGCGTCGTCATCACCGGACCCACAGTCGTATTGGTACGGGTCAGGCCCTCGAAATAGATGTCTTCCGGGGGCTCCTCATCGAACCACACGCCATCGATCGTATCGGCCTGCCACTTCGTACGCCCTTGGTCGTAGGTCGCCAGCTGGATGCTCGAGATGCCGCCAGCGATGTGATTCGCGTTGATGGTGGCGACCGCATCCGGTACGCCTGGACGGCGCGCCCAGCCCGCTAGATCGGCCTTGGGGATGGATCCGGTGCCCCACAGCGCCTCGTTCTCGGGTGGGCCCAGTAGTAGCCGCTGTACGCCCTTGCGCGTCAGTTCGGCGGACTCTGAGCCTGCCAGCCATCTCACCGCACGATTGAAGCGGATGCCGTCCCACCAATCCGGATAGCGGCCGGTGAGGTGCATGGCGACTTCGAATGCTGCACTGAGTGTCTTTCCAACCTGGTTGCCGGCCATGAGCATGCGCTCACGAAAGGCAGGCGAGGCCGCATGAAACTCCCGCTGCTTCGGGTAGGGGCGGTAGCTAGTTAATCGATTCTGGCTCGCCCGGCGTCCCTGCTCCTTCTCCAGCGCCGCCAGTAAGACGAGCTCGGAGCAAGGCGATTCCAGCGGTGAGCTCGGCATCGGTCAGATCGTCCAGCGGTTGGGATTGCTCCACCTGTTTGGGCATCAAGGCCGCGATGGCTTTCACATACCCCATCGGGTCTCGCAGACGTGCTCGGCGAATGGCTCGAATCCCATGTTTATCAAAGTCATCCGCGAGCGCGCTCAGGAACTTTCCTTGCAGGCGATTGCGCGAGGCTTTGGGCTTACCGCCAGGGTTCCCTGATACTGAGGGTTTAAATTGCGGGGCCGTAAGCGTGGCCGGGTTTCCATTCGGATTAGCCATGACGCAGCCAACTCCCAAACGCATAAAGGCCGAAGACGCCCATTGCCAAGATCAATCCAGCAGCGATGGCCCACCAAGGGAAGGTTTCATGGAGAAACTCAACCATTGTCATTCGCAAACACCTGATTCTGAGGCTGCTTCATCGACAACCCCGCAAATATCACTTTCCTGGCAGATCAGCAGCCGCTCGGTCCCATGCATGACCTCGGTGAAGTGGCCATAGCCCTCACCGTCGAACTGATTCAGGCCACCCAGTTCCACCACGTCCCCGGGCTTCACCTGTAGCGGCACGAATTGTTTGCTATCCCATGTCTTGGAGTAGTCGCGATTGTAGCGTTTTGGGTACGAGCCTGGGCCCACGGCAATGACTTCGCCTCTGAGCGGGCGGCCGTGACGCACCACCTCGAGCACTTTGCTGGGCTCCCAGTCCAAGGGCTTCACCAGGATCTTGTCTCGCAAGGGACGGATCGTCTCTGATCGACTCACGATTTCGGGCAATCGCATCATTTGCGCTTCTCGGGCGGCTTGGGCTTCTTGGCTTTCGGCAAATGCCGATGCATGAAGTCGCTTAAGCGTTCGCCCTTGATGGGTGTGGGCATTACGGCGTAACGGGCGAATCCGGCACGAGATCATCGACGGCCTTGACGCGGCTCGCCAGACCCGCAACGCCCGCTTGCACGGCCGCGAGTGCCGCATCGACTTCGGGCGTCGTAGTGCCATTGGCCAGCGCTGCGGTGAGATCGGCCACGGATTTCTGCAGGGCCGTGGTTTCGGTGCCGATCTTGTCCACTTCGACGCCGATATCGGTCACGTTGGCGTTGACCAGGTTCAGAGCAGCCAGCAGGTCTTGATTGGAAGCCACTAGGGTCTCCTTGAGGTTGGCGATGGAGTCGAGAATATGCTGCGAGGGTTCGCTATGCAGGTGGATTGTGATCTGAGCTTCGATGTGTACGCCCAAGGTCATGGACGCACTTCGGTTGAGGGACGCGGCAGGTGCCACGTCGCAAAGGGATTCGGTTTGTGGGGCTTGGGCTTACGCGGAACGCAGCCGCAGTAGCGCTGGCACAGCGAGTAGAAATGCGCGCGATGCACGCCGGCGATCTGAGCCGCTTTGCTCACGTTGCCGTTCGTGGCCTCCAGACACGCACTCAGGTAATGCCCTGCGTGCGCGGTCATCGCTTCGCTAAACGTCATGGCTTGGGCACCGCCGGCGGGACGCAGGTCGCGACCTTGCGCGTACCCGACACGAGCGTGAAGCACTGCGACACGAGCGCGTCCAGGGCCGAAAACGTCACCGTGAGTTCCGGACTCGTGGTCGAAGTGATCGTGTAAGCGGCCATCTGGACCGCAGGAGGAGGCGCAGGAGCGGCGATCGCGCTTCGGGTGATGAGAACTGACGCGTCAGTCCCTGCGGCGCTCAGACAGGCTCTGGCGTCGGCCCCCAGGATGGCACCGGCAGGACAGACGACCAGCGGCACCGTTGGGTCGTGATCGGCGTACCAGCTCAGGGTATGCGCCCAAACGGGGGTCGTCTTGCTCGCGCTCGCCACTTGATGCGTGGCGTCTGTGAGCACCACCGGCAGGTAGGTCGCGCTCGGACAGCTCGTCACCCACAGCGGCTCAGGACAGCTGAGCACCGCAGGGGCGGTCAGAACAGCCGCGCTCGTGGGCAGCGTCGCAAGGAGGCAAACGAGCAGCAGCCATTTTTTCAAGGTCGTTTCCGGATCCGCAGGCGGTTGGTCACAATCAGCCAGGTGAGACGCAGGTATTTCACGGACCGTCCACATTACGGCTTAGCCAAACCTAACTCCATCGACGCAGTATGTAACCGAGTTACCGTTCCACGTGGAGCTTTATAGATTTTGCCACAAGCGATGTCGTCCACCACGCGCTTACTGATCCCGAATTGTTTGGCAAGCTGAGCGTGTGTTGGGAGCGCTTTGCGCGCGGCCACGACAGCGCGAATTTCTTCAGCCTGCTCATCGGTGAGCTTACGCTTCATGCGCTCACCCGCGCGCCCAAACAGGTCATCACGTCGCGATCCGTCCGCCATGTCCAGACCGGAGCATTGCGTTCACGGCAGCAGGCAAGAAACAACACCTGTGCGTCGGTGTAAGGATTTTTGCCGTGTTTGATTTCAATCGGATACCAATGCTCGCGCCACAAACCCCAGCCATCCAGTGGGCCGGTCTGAACCCACAGACCCCCCAATTGCTCGAAGGTCGCGACAAGCCCGTTCTCGTTGGTGTCTCGTCGCGCAGCACGCCTCACAGCTTTTCCCCATACAGAGATTCAAACGCAGCGCGCCAGTTGACCGGCTTCTTGTCCTTCGCGCCGATCACAACATGCTCCAATCCTCCCTGTTTGATCGCCTCGCGGAATCGATCGCGGCGAATGTTGGTATCCGTGATTCCGTCAAACACGTCGGGGCCGCGATGGTCCAACATGCGCTTGCCTAGCCAAGCTTCATCGTAGAGTTCATTCACGCTTCGGCTTCCCGAAGGTAACCTACCCAGACCGCGCGCTGCGTTTCGAGCGGCACTGGGTCATTGCTAGAAAGATCGCGCATATCCGCAGCCCAGTTGTTTTTGGCGCAGATCAACTTTCCCACTGCCGCCAGGAATTCAGGCGATGCATCCAAGTTATGTTTGTCGAGTCCACGGATGCGGAGTTCTTCATCGGAAGCACGCATAGCCTCGTAGCTCGCTAGTGTTCCAGGAAGCGCCATTTTGTTTTTGAGCCTGAACGTCAGATGATCGCGTAAGTTGACATTGGCTGCGATGTCCCACATATCACCGCGAAAGCCGTCATCCTTCGCGCCAAAGTGTTGGTCAGACTTCAGTCGCTTGGAGGCGTCCCAGATCTGCGAAGGCTTGGGGATCTTGACCCAGGATTCGTTTTCCAACATGTGTTGGATCGTGCGAACAAACCGAATCAGCGGCATCGAATGCAACGCCTTCCAGTACCCCTCCTTGCGCTCCTCGGTGCACGGCACATCCATCGCGGCACACAGAATCGCCAGCTGCTTTTCAAACTCGGGCCGATCAGCGTTGAGCACGGTCGCGCTCCTCGGCCTCGAGTTGTTCGATGGATTTCGGCGGAATATAGGCAGCCTTGGCCGTACCATTCGGTCGGGGCTTGAAGTCCGCGGCCCGCCGGCACCAGTTGCGCCAAGCAGCATCCCAGTCATGCTTGCGAGCATTGGCACCCGAGGCAGCTCGCCAGTGATCGGTGAAGCTCGCGAACTCTCGTTCCGCGTTGGCCTTCTCCGTCTCGGCTATCGCCCGCCTCTCGGGGGTCAATTCAAAATTCTCGGGTAGCCGAGTTGCATTGGCGGAGCGCGCTGCGCGACGCACTCCCCTTTCCTCGCCTCCTATCCCCTCCTCTCCCTTCCCTTCCTTTCCCTTAGACTCCCTTCCAAGAGAAGAACCGCTACTAACCGGGGAACTTCCGCCACTACTCGGGGAGGACTCGGGGAGGACTCGGGGAGTCTTCAGTGAGTGCTCGTAGAGTGGTA